GCCTCAACAACCGGCGCGGCTTCTTCGGCTGGCGCTGGCGTTTCCGGCAGGCTTGCAAAAGGATCAAGCGGCGTTGCACGTGCCACTTTTGGCGTCACGTCTTTTGCGCCCGCAAAACCTGGTGTTGCGGCTGCTTCGTCCTCGTCCGTGATGCCGCTAAAACCAAACGCGACGCGAGCACCTTGAATGGTGGCTTTGTGGCGGAGCATTCGGCGCTCCATTTTCCAAGGATCGGTGTTGCGTCGGCATTCTGCGAGGTATTCCGTCACGCGGGTAGGATGTGAGCGATCCTTCCGGTAAATAATCGACGTGCAGGAAATGAGCTTGCCGTCGTCGCTGTGCTCAAACTCATAGTCGATGCCGTCGAACTGCGGATGATCGTTCATCATGCGAATCCAGCCGTCAATTGAGACAACCGGCACGATGCCACCACCCTTTGCAGGAAAGGCGTAGATTTCCTTCGTGAGCGGATTGAGGCCGTATTCATTCGAGACAACCACAAGAGCAAGCAGCTCGTCGTTAGTAGCCCCGCGAAACACGGTGTTTTTGAGGGTTTCGAGGAGCTTGCTTGGCTCTACGTTGTATTTGCCAGCCATCAAAGCGAGGGCGGATGTTTGTTTTTGCGGCACTTGGGCCAGTTGGGTATCGCTCATAATGAGAATGGTGAGGTGGTGTTACAGGGTCGAGATTTGCGTTTCGATCCACTTCGCGAACGATTCGCGCTTGGCTTCGATGTCAGCCAGAACGGCGGCAGCTTCCCGCGTGGAAACAGTCGGGAACTGGATGGCGCGAACAGATGCCGCGATGGTGAGCAGCTTCGTCTTGTCAGGAGCGGCAGCGGCCTTTTTGGCTGCGGCGGCTTCTGCTTTGGCCTTGGCAGCTTCGGCGTCTTTCTTGGCGGCAATCTCGGCCTCTAGTTTGGCGCGGGCTTCGCGTTCCTTGGCGGCGGCGGCTTCGGACTCTGCTTTGATGCGGGCAATCTCACGCTCTGCGGCCTCGCGCTCGGCTTTGGCCTTCGCTTCGATGGCTTCACGTTCTTTGCGGGCTTTCTCGGCAGCTTCACGTTGCGCCTTCTCTGCGGCTTCGCGCTCGGCTTTGGCCTTCGCTTCACGCTCGGCAGCTCCGGCGCGGAGGCGTTCGTTCTCGATGCGCAGGCGTTCACGCTCGGCAGCTTCGGCCTGTTCACGGGCGATCCGTTCGGCCTCGGCCTTCTTGGCGGCTTCAATCTTGGCGGCATAGAGAAGTTTCGCGTCTGCCAGATACTTTTCCCATTGGGCGTCCGTCATCACGTCAAAGGCCGGGACCGCTTGACCTGCTTCGAGGTAGGGCTGCAAGGCTTCGGCGCGTTCAGCAAGTCGGCGCTGGCGTTCTTGCTCTGCAAGACGCTCGGCAAACTTCTCCTGTTCTTCGAGGTGACGCTCAAGTGGCTGGATGGCAACAAGGAGCAGGTTATACACGCCGTCGATGGCGCGGCCCATTGTAAGAATGTCCGACTTGAGGGCGATTTTGCTTTTCTCGCCACCAATGCGGATGTTTTTCAGGGCTAGGCGCATCTCGCGAGCTTGCTTCATGGCTTCCTTGTCGGCCAGTGACGTGACCTTGATAGCAAGGGCCTTCTCGCGCCATTGCTCGGCTTGCTCGAAAGCAGACTGAAAGCCGTCGCGGATGTTGGAAAGCATCGAAGGCGGGAGTTGATCCGCGTTCGGGATTGTCAGCGCGATAGACTCGCGGGATTCAGGGGGCAGGACTTCGGTTTGGGTGGTGTTGCTCATGGCGTGGTGGTCGTTTAGTTTTTGTTTTCGGTTTCGTCTTCGTCTTCGTCTTCAAGGCTTTGCTCTATATGAGCAAACGGGTAACAGGTTGCGCAGTCTTCGGCTCCGCACATGCGGTCGCTGCATCGGTAAGCTCGTCGTTTTTTGGGCCAGTTTTCATCGCATTCCTCTCGTAGCATGTTGGTGGTCGTTTAGTTGTGGTAAATGACGGCATTCGTTGCCGCCAAAATGGTTTCAAGCGGTGCGCAGGCCGTGAAGGTCGCGCTCCAATCGGGGAATTTGTGATCTTTGCCGCCGAGAACAATCACGACGGGCAGGCCGTTTTGCTCGCTGAAAATGAGGTGACCCTTGTGACCTGGAGAAAGGAACCGGAGATTGTTCGCGCTGGCAATTTGAATGCCTTTCGCGGTGCGCTCGTGCTGAATGTCGCCGTCAACCTGCTTCCAGCCAGCGAGAGAGTCAGAGACAGCCTCCATGCGAGTGCGGTCATGGGGATTTTTGAGCGAGTCAAGCCAAACAAACCACGCTTCTTCAAGGTCCATCTCAAAACGCAACTGACGGCACTTGGCACACATGCCGTCTTGCTGGTCGCGGTCGTAGTCTGTCAGGTCGCGGCCACATTCACAGGGCGCGGGGGGAAGGTCGTCGTTTGCTCTCATGGCCGGAACCTTGGATCATGCCTGCAAAGCGTGCAAATGATTTCCTCAACAAAATGAAGATTATTTTTCGTTGCCGGAAATTAAAGGGTCGATATTATGGCGCATGGAAACGACCAAAACCGATTTTACATGCCCAAATTGCCGCCGCGTTCGTCGTCGTGAAAGCAAGGCTGAAGCGATGGTTTTCAAATGCTCATGCGTTGGCAGGCAGTTAATCCAGTGCCAGCGTGTAAAACTTGAGCTAGCAGACTGGACGCTGCTTGACCAACCTCTAGCCGATGCCCTTGGCGTTGGTATCCATTATGTGCGAGCCAAGCGGGCAGAACTTGGCAAGCCTCACGGAACTCTTGGCAGGAAGAAATACTCGCAGCGCATTTGCCGCGTTGATGCCAGTTTGATCGACCCAAAAAAGTCAGTGAAAGAAAATGCGGAAAAGCTGAAATGCACGCCGCAGAGGATTCGACAACTCCAGAAAGAAATGAACCAAACGACACTATGAACGAACCAACCAAAACGCCAGAAACCGACGCCCATCAACTCAAGCCGGAAATGGCCTATGATCGGCTTTGGTCAGACTTCGCCCGCAAGCTCGAACGCGAGCGCGACGAAGCCCGAAACGCCCTCCGCCTCGCCGAGTCCGCTGCTGTGGCGGCATTTAACGAACGTGACATCCTTACTCGCGAGAACGAGCGTCTCCACGCTCACCTTGACGAGCTAACAGCGCCCACAATTCATTCATGTGGCGACCATTGCCAGCGGCCAAACTGCGTGAGGAGGAGAGAGATGACAGCCAGGCGCGAATACTCGCAAAATCTCGCACGCGAGCGTGACAAAGCACTAGCTGAAGCCGCTCACTGGAAAGCCAATCACGATAACCAAGTTGCTATTAAATCTGCGATTATTCAACGGCCCGATCTTGGTGACAGAGCGCAACGCATCGAAGCCATGCGCGAGGCGATACAGGAGGCGTATGATGCCATCAAGGCATCCCCGTATCCAGACCAGCAAGCCCTCGACAAACTCAAACCCTTCATCACGCCATGACCATCGAAGACATCAAAACCGAACTCCGCGAGATCGTCGAGCTTTCCGGCAAAATAACCTCGGCGGGCAAGTTTTGTGAAGGGTGGCCCGAGGAAACCGCCATAATATCCAAGGTCTGCAACCTCACGCCCAAGATGGCGAAGGCTTTGCTCACGGCGATTGAAGCTCTTGAATGGATGAATAACGACGAACATGGCGGCGAGGTTTGCGACAACGACGGGCGAGGCTGCCGCGCTTGTGGGTATGCGCAAAACCAACTCGAAACCATCCGCCGCGAGTGGGAGGCACAAGCATGAGCAGCCGCAAACCCAAAACGCACACAATCCGAACTTGGTCGCAATTCTTTGAGCCTCTTCAGGACGGGACCAAGTCTTTCGTAGTCGGTAAAAACGACGACTACCAAATCGGCGACACGCTTATCATTCGAGAATGGTGTCCGAAAGAGGACAAAGCGACAGGACACGAATGCCGGGCTGTTATTACCTACGCTTCCGAATGGCAACAAATCCGGGGCAACGTCGTCCTTGGCATCCGACTCCTACCGCAGAACACGGAATGCAGCCAGCTTGGTGCGGATTTTTCTGAACTTCCAATGTGCGCGAAATGACCAGCCTCACTCCAGTTTTGCGCGTATTGGTAGCCTGTGAGTATTCCGGCGCAGTTCGTGACAGCTTCATAGCTCTCGGACATGATGCGATGTCCTGCGATCTTCTGCCGACTGATGCCCCTGGCCCTCATCACACTGGAGACGTTGCGGAGCTACTGAGTCAGCAATGGGACATCCTGATAGCCTTTCCGCCATGCACCTATCTGTGCTCGTCGGGAATGCACTGGACGGTGCGAGGGCTGCGTGATCCAAAGCTCACGGAGGATGCGCTAGAGTTCGTGCGCTCGCTGATGGGCGCAAATGTGCCGCACATCGCCCTAGAGAATCCAGTGGGCGCAATTTCCACACGCATCCGCAAACCTGACTGCGTGGTTCACCCGTGGCAATACGGACACCCCGAATCAAAAACCACCTGCCTGTGGCTCAAAAACCTGCCAGCACTCAACCCCACCAACGTCCTGCAAAAGCCGGAAAGCGGAAGGTGGGAAAACCAAACGCCAAGCGGCCAGAACAAACTCGCGCCAAGCAAGGACCGATGGAAGGAACGGAGCAAGACATACAAGGGCATCGCGCAAGCGATGGCGGAACAGTGGAGCGCGTTCGTATTGTCTTCGCGTATGAACTCCCCGAGTGTGAATGCTGCGGAGAGCCTTGGTGCCCTGTTTGCCTGGAGCACTACGCCGAATGTGCCTGCATCGGACCCCACAACGCTGAAGATGAGGGGTATCGACTGGTCGATGAGAATGGAACCATCTATGGACTAAAATCGTGACCTCCTATGAAACCATCCGAAACCTTTTCAACGCCTCCGCAATCTGCCGACATGGAAAGCAGCCCCAACTCTATCACGAGCCTGGATGTGATTTTGTCGAATGCGCCGAAGGTGATAAGTGTAAGTGCCGACTTGCCGATGGCGACGGCGGCCCGGTTTCCGCTTTCCTCATCCGCTGGCGTGAGCGTTTCGCCAAGTAAGACCTGCTGGCGCTGTCTCGGCACGGGCCAGATCATGCGCAATGCAGGAACGGGACTGCTTGGCGATTGTCACGTTTGCCGCCTTTAAAATAACTGCTAACTAACAGCCGGATTTGCGATCTTCATCGCGTTTATCATCTCCTCTGTGGTCATAGACATGTCCTTGAAGAGCTGCGGGAAAGCATCATAAACGGTGAGCATCTGCCCCCGCATGGATTCAATGAAGGCGCTCAAATTATCATTCGTATTCGGCGGCAGGCTGCCGTCATCAATCCACGGCTGCAAGATGTCGGCGATACCGTCGAGCACTGCGTCTTGATGCACGCGGATCGTGAACGTGGTATCCACCAGCAGCCACAGTGCCCCGTCATCGAGCGCGGTGATAACCTCGAACATTTGATCCGTGGCATCCGGCGCCGGAGATGGCACGGCGAGACGCCACAGCGCCCGCGTGAGCGGTTCGGCCTGGGAAGCTGGGACAAAGCGGATCATAGAGAAGCAGGAGCCAGAGCGGTTTGGATGGCGGCCACATCGCCTGCGGAGAGCGCGACGCTATAGACCAGCAGGGCGAAAACTTTGGTGATGGCCCCTTCTGTGCCGCCAGGGCCTTTGCCAATGGAAATCTTCCGCCAATCACCCGAGACCACACTGCCGGTGGTGATCACGCTGCCGTTGCGATAGGCCACATGATTGCCACTGCTCGGGCCGGTGAGCACCGTGACGCATGGGGCGGCGGTCTGAGTCGTGGAAATCGAGCCTCCACGAAACACTGTAAGGCTGGTGCGATTCGCGCAAATGAGGTTGTTTTCAAAGCTGCCGCTGCCCGTGTAAGCAGTGACGGTGCGCAGGCTGGAAGTGCCGCCATCATCATCCTCAATCACCACGATCGAATACGGCCTCACCACATCCAGCGTGGCCGCCAAGCCTTTGATGTTGGAATCCAAGTGGATGCAGGCGCGATTATTGAAGCCGCTGTGAGAGGCCACATAAAGCGGCTGATTCGCCGCCGTGGTCTGCGTCAAATTATCCCCGCTGGCCTTCTGATCGTAAACCACCTTCCACGCAGCGGCACTGGCACCGGCTCCGGTCAGGAAGGTGGAAATGGCGGACGCATTCAGGTAGCCCGTGGAGAGGTAACCAAAGCCGCTTTCCGTGCTGCCCGTGGTTTCGCGCAGAGTGCCCGCATTCCCCGTCCATGACGAAAGTAATCGTTTCCCAGGGCACCAGCAACGCACGATGCGGGAAGCGTCGAAATCAAGAGAGCCGACGAATCCAAGGCCAATTTTGCCATACGGCAAGCCAAGAGCATTTCCAAGAGCGGGCATCAGCGCACGTTCACGGGGTTTTTCGCGGAGGTCTTTGAGCGCTCATCGAGCGCCACGGGCACGGCGGCGACAGCGACGGATTTGCCGACGTTTAGCCAGCCCGCGCTCGTGATGCCGATGAAGGTTTTCTCACCGGTCGAAGTCGAGCCGCAAGAGATGAGAAGCAGGCAGGCCAGCGCAAGGCATGGCGTGGCGATCTTCGAGGCCAGTTTGGAGAGGCCAAGTTCAGCGCCCCAGGCAAGAGCCGAACTAATACCCGCCACAATAGCCGTGCTCGTGCTAGCATCGACGCCTTGAGCAAGAAGCCACGTTGCCAATGAAGCACAGGCAACAGTGATGCCCTTGAGAATTTGACGGAAAGCCCAGCCTTCACGGGTAGCAATCAGAGGGAGAAATAGTTCTTTCATAGTTGAATGTCTTTTGTGTGTTGGTTTGAAAAATTTTCAGCGTTTAGTATTCCGGCATACGGACAGCCCTTAATGTGGCAGGCATTCACCATCCGCGTGATGCCGGAATGGATGCCAAGCTGCTGCGCCATTTGCTCAATCAACGGCTCTTTAGCTTTGCGCCATTTTTCGCATTCTTGTGATCGACTCCATAAGAGACGAAACAAAAAACAGAGGGCTGTGGTTACGGCTCCAACGGCGGAGATGGCGGCGGTTTCCAGTGTCATATTATTCCCCCCAAAGAATGACCTTACCACTTGTGAGATCCATGTTGCTACCCCTGATTGGGTAATAACCAACTGGCAAAGTTTGCGCTGCAATACCCGTTTCATCGCCATCATAAGCGCCCTCGGGATTGCCTGCCGTAGGTGCAACAATGGCGTTAATAACAGCCTCAGCAATGACGGTGAAGCCGTAGAAATTAAAAGCGGTGGCGTCGGTGCCGCTAACTACTTTATAGCCTTTTGATGCGTGTTCGCGAGTCATAATCTATTTGGATGGAATGAGTATTAAAAAGTCAAACGGTTTCAGTCTGTTGCGTTTGTCAGTATTTTGCCAAGGTCAAGACCAAGGTGAGAAAGTGGCGCAAGACTTGCGGCGGTGTCATTAAACAGCCCGGCAGCGGAAAGAATGGCATCAACGTCACGGAAATCGACTTCTTCGTTGCCGAGCGTTTGTGCCGCCCGCTGGACGTTGGAAAGCATGTTGGAATCTCCAGCGATGGCTGACCCGAAAGGAATCGCGGAGGCGATGGGAGCGACCGTCATCGCGTAGCCAAGACGGCCAAGGCTCCACATCTCGCGATCATCGTCGCCCTTTGCTTCGCGGAGGAGATTCTTCAAAACCTGAGTGAATAGGCCACCGACAGCGAAAGTTAGAAAGGCGGTTTTTGCCGCTGTCACAGGATCGTTTTTGGCATTCAGGGCCGCGTGAGCAGCCAGCGCGACCTTTTGCCGGGCTTCGGAGGCAAAGGCCCAGCCGATTTTTCCGAGCGGCCCCGTGTTCGCCAGTTCGGCGAGAGAGCGGTTTGCCATGCGGGTAGGCTGTGCGACCTGTTCCGTCGCCCGTTCCGCCTCCGTGTGAGCATAGGTTTCGAGTTCCGCACCGGTGAGGCCAGCCGCTGCGCCCTGCTCGCGGTGGTAGTCGAAAAGAATCGCGTAGGTGCCCGAGGTGAAAAAGGCGTCAGCGCCAGAGAGCACATTGCCGAAGAACCGGGAAAGCCCTTGGATCTCATTCGGCTTAGCTGCGGCGAGCGAGTCCATTGCCTGCCGGACAATCGGCGGGGCGGTCTTGAAACGCCGCTGGATAAAGTCTGAGCGCATAGCATCTCGCCAGCCAAGGTTTCCGGTCATGAGCTTGGCGAGCCGAACGAGGTAGGACGTGACGGGGATTTTAACGGCAGCGGCGGCAAGCTGCGTGCTCTGCGACAAAATCGCCGACATGCGCCCAAGGAGTGCCACGCCAGCAGCCCGGCCTTGCAGCTTTGATCCGGCCTGAAAGAGAGCCAGGCGGAGCGAAGCATCGCGGAATCCACCCTGTCCAATCGCGTCGATCCACTGTCGGAGAGCGTTCGCGGCTTCTTTGCCGCCTTTTGCGTGAACCGAGTTCATTACCTCGCGATTCCCGAGGACGGCATTCATTTCGACGGCCAAATCGTAGTAGGCCTTCCAGTACTCCATTTGCCGAGAGTGCAGTATCATCGTTTGCAGCGCATCACGAAAGTCTGGTTCGGCAATGGCATTCCGGCTTCGAGTGCGGAGACTGCCAGGCGTGAGAATTGATCCGCCGGAGACAGCCGAGCCGGTCACCGGGTCCACGACTTCGCCCGCCTTCGTCTGCATAGGTGTCACCGTGATGGGTGCATAGGCGTCGTGATGCGGCATGTTCACGCCGTAGCGGGCGCGGTAAAGCGGGTTCAGCGTTGCCCATTCAGCGGCGTATTTACCCATAATGAAGCTCATCACTTGCCGAGCTTCCGGCGTGAGCGCGGCCTCAATTTCGTCAATCCATGCCTGATCGTAGGACCATTTGGAAGTGACTTCATTGTTCTCGTTTCGCGTGCCTTCCATGTGGCGACGGCCATCTTCCTGCCTCCACATCAAAAGCGCCTGGATGGCTTGGAGTTCAGATAGTTTGCGCTTGCTGGTTTTGATCGTGCGTTGGGACAAATTCCAACGTAGGCGCTCGCCTTTTGCGCGACTTCCGGCCAGCGAGGTGAAAAGCTCTTCAATCTCGTCGCCAAGACGCTGATTTGCATCCTCATAAGTATTCGACGCCAGCCTTTCCAAATCGACAAGCATCTTCACAAGCTGGTTATTGTGGCCGAAATTGTAAGCAAGAACTTCGTGCATTGAGGACAAATTGAGTAGCCACGCCTTACCCTTACCGAAAAGTCTTTCGGTTTCCTCGTCCATATCGTCACGTTCAATGCCAACACCTTCTTTTCCGGCAGCGTCCCTGAATCCTTGCCGTAGTCCAGCGCGGCGTTCCCTTAAATCAATCTCGGCCAGCTTCCATTTCAGCCATGCGCCCTGATAGATGTCGCGAAGAGTGTCGAGCGCGGAGAAAGCGCGGCCACTGTCTGCACTCTTCAAATCGCCGACGAGTTCAACGACTCCGCGCTCAGTGATGGCGAGAACTTCCTGTTCTGGAGTGAGTTCACCGGAGGCAATGCGGGCGTCGAGGTCTGCCAGGCGGCCATCGACAGCCAGCGCGTCCATGTCGGCAGCAGTTTCGGCAGCGGCAAAAAGCGCGTGCATGTCCGCACTCTTACCCTTGCCCTTCTTCCCGGCCTCCATGTCAGGGCGGGCTTTCTTGAACAGCTTTTCGATTTCGCGGACGGCTTCTTTCTTGAGATACTTCTCAAGCTCCGCGTTCAGCTTGTCGATTCGGCGCTCGATTTCTTGAAGCATGGCCTCGTCAGTCGCCAGACCGGCCAACTTCACATATCCACCCACGCGAACGCGGACCTCGGGAGGTGCAGCGGCAAGGATGCCGTCGAGCGTGCGCAGGGCAGCTTTCAGCATCTCGCGTTGAGCCTTCGGACTTCCTGCCCGTTTCTTCGCGCCTTCGGCCCACTGGTCAGCTTCGGCCCGGCTGGCATCGCGGGCGTATTTTTCTGCGGCTTTGTAGGCGGTGACGGCTTCACGATGCGCGGCTTTGTCTTTGCGAGTTGATTCGATACGCTTCCCGACCTCGCTCCAAAGTGTGCCGGTGTAGGCGTCAGGCAAAAGCCCGGCGTCAAACATCGCCTGCGCCATCTGATCCGGCATGATGCCAGCGCCCTTCGAGAACCACGCGGGAGGAAGCCACGGCTGGCCGTCGTAATCGCCGCTCTTGGCCTCGACCTTGCCCGACTTCTTCGCCGTCGTGTAGGACATGAGCTTGCCAAAGTCCAGCATCGCGGAAATGAGCGGGTCGTCTTCGAGCGCGGAAGGCTCAAATTCCAGCGTCTGCCGGGCGTTTGGCGTCAGACCGTCGAGATATTCGTTCATCCGCGCCTCATAAGCCAGGGCCTCGCGCATCCGCGCCTCCCTGCCAATGTCCTTGGCGCTGCGAATCACATCTCCCTTCGCGATCCACTCGGCACCGAGGCGAAGCGCCCGCTCTTTCGCGACCTGCGCAATAGCAAGGCGAAGCTCAGGCTTAGCTTGAAAAAGGGAGAACTTGGCCTCCATGCGAGAGGCAAAATCGCCGGAGCGCAAACTGTAAGTGATTCGGTTGTCAGCAGGATTAAACCGTTGGTCGAGCGGAACTCCGGTGAAGGGGTCGGCGGATTTGAAATCAGATGAGCGGCTAGATGTAACAATATCCCCCGTTTTAGGCGCATACTTGTCAGCGTACAGCTTTATGACGCGTGGAGTTCCGCCTGAGAGTTTCGCACGGGAATACGCGTATTGCCGTGCCACCTCTTCATCTGTAGTGGTGTATATTCTCGCGCCATACCTGCCTGTGTCAGAGGGGCGGAACTCAGTAAACTCGCTCGCAGTCCCATGGTACACAGGCCGGTCCACAAGGTACCCTGCCTTTTTTGCAGCTTTATCCACCATCCGCTGCGCCTCGGCAGTCTCTTCGGCGGTGATCGTCCCAGCGTCGTGCTTGGCTTCGAGTTCTGCGTGGCGGGCTACGTCGCGGCTGGCGGGCGTCCCGCGAGACTCCTGTGGACCCCTCCCACCAAACATCACGATGGCGTCGTCCTTGGCGATGTTCTCGCTGGAGTAGGGGGCAACTGCCTTGCGCTGCTCGGGTGTGTATGATTGCCGCGCTTGAACGTCACGGGCCTCGATCTCGCCCGCCGTGCGTCGGTAAGCGTCATAAGGGGCTTGCGGACCTTGCGAAAATTGCAGCAGAGCAAAATCGTCAGGAGATGAACCCTTAGCAAAAACCTCAACCTGTTGAATCCAATGCTGGATTTCATGCAAAACCATGTTGGCTAATTTTTCTGCATCAAGAATTTCACCTGGCCGAGGCTTGCCGACCTCAATGATATTGCCCAAAAGCTGCCCTTCGTAAGGAGCAAAGCGATTGGTGAAAGAGACAGCTAATTTCATCCATCCTCTTTTCTCAAAGAAACCCGGATAAACTTTCAACAAATCAGGATGCTCAAATACTTTTCCCAATAAAACCGTTGGCTCATCTGCATCTCCCAGCTTGTTGACTTCATTCAAAGTCTTAGGCCCCACCCAACGCGCCCCCTCATCCGGCACCTCCCAACGCATTTTCCCATCATACTTGCCCGGAAACCAGCCCGTCACCTCGCGGATCGTTTCCGCATCCTTGCCAGCGGCGGCCATTGTCTTTGCCGTTTCCAGTGAATCCAGCATGAATTGAGGGACGTTTGCCCGCGTTCCAGCAAAGCTAAACGTCTCGCCATTCGGCCCCGGATTCTCCGGTGAATAGCCGGGGCGGAGGGAAAAGGTAGGGCCAGACGGATTAATTGCGGAGCGCGGCCTCAAATCTGTGTCGGTGGCAACAATGACATGCACCGTTGAATCATCCATTCCGGCCATCGCTTTACCTCGCCCGCGTGATCCAAACTTGCGATTTACATTGCGGTCGATAATGCCGTCGAAACCAAGTGCATCCATAAAGACGCGGCGAATTAACTCGCCAACAGCAAGTGCTCCATTGTCGCCGTAAGTCGCATACTGAACGCCTTCATTCTTGCGAAGCTCTTGCTCCAAATCAGCCGCATAGATGCCATCGCTTACATACTCATAGAGGGCGTCAGACACGGCGCTGGCGTCCGTTTCATCAAACTCGCTAACCACGTCGAGAATCTTTTGAAGAGGGCCAGTCTCGCCATTCTCTGCCGCTACATTCTGCATCTCGTCCTCGACCTCGCCGGAGTAATCATCAAGCTCGTCGCGTTCGATGCCGTTGTTCTGCATCACGCGAATCTCAGCCTCTTCGCGATACTCTTCAGCATTGACCGCCAGCGTGATAAACGTCCCGCGATTGTCGCCGCTGCCGACTCGCCCCTTCTCAAGCACGACAGGGTTGCGCATGGGGATCAATAGCGGGAGCACCGCGCCGCCGTGTCCCTTGAGTTTGGCGCGGGCTTCGGCCTCGGCCTCATCCTCATCAAGCCCGTCATTTACAAGCTGCTCTTTCGCCATCTCGATTCGTTGCGTCAAGTCTGGCCCTTCGCCAGCATAGTTTGCATTTACGTCCTCGACTTCATTTGTTGCGTAGACACCAGCGCCAAGATCGTTTTCAAGATTGGCCCGTTCATCGGTGAATCGCTCAATTTCGTGCGTTGTTCCATGATATGCGCCCACGACTACCGGGCCGCTAATATCGGCAAACATGAGTTCTCCAGCTTTGATATACGAAGCGCCAGGAAGTATTGCATTGATTTCTTTTTTCGTTGGCTGTCGAATCGAAAACGTCTCGCCATTCGGCCCTGGCGTTTCCGGTAAATAGCCGGAAGTATCAATGCCTTTTTGCACAATCTCTGTTCCCACTTCTTCGGCGACCGCGTTGTGAGAAACTTGCGAATCAATGCCTAAAATGTCGTCAATGTACGCGTCGTATTCGTCGCCCAGCTTGCCAGTCTTTCGAGCTTCGCGGATTCTCTTCGCCGTTTGCAGCACGGAAGCCAGAAGGCGCTTAAATGCGCGAACCCACGCCACCAAAGGCGAGTTGTTTTCTTCGAGCGATTTCGTGATTGATCCGCTTCCAATACGCCGACCATCTTGCAACCTGCCGAGCACATCAGCCACGACGATACGTGAGACGGCCTCCACAAGCGCACGCGGGGCAAAGTCTGGCGATGCGTTCACCGCGTCAGACGTGGAGCCAATGAGAAACTTTTCGCCCGTCGCTTCTTCGGCTTGCTGGATGAGTCCGAGCCAATCGCTTTTCTTGTAGCGGCCAAGTCGCAGCCCTTCCTTTAGTCGCCCCTCGCTCGTTTCTTCAATAAGAGTGGTTAAGTTCGCGCCTTTAAATAGCTTCGATTTCGACATTCCACCCTCAACCACATTGGAACCGAGAATGATGGCTCTTTCGACAGCATCACGCATGATCTTGATGCGCTCTTCCTGCGACTCTCCAAAGACGTCCGCCGCGATCTTGCGGGCCTCGTCAATATTTACGCCTTGGATGACGTTGGCCGCGATTGCCGCCTTGATGGCGTCCTCTGGAGACATGGAGCCACCGCGAACGCGAGTCGCTAAAGAATCTGACGAGCGAGGTGACACAGTGACCTCTTCGTCCTTTTTTTGCAAAATGTCGTCTGCGATTCGGAGAATGGAATCATTGTTGATCCGCTCCATCTCGTTCATGTTCTGCTCAATGACTGGTTGAGCATCGCGCCATGAGTCGAAGGTTGCTTTGCTGCCATCGTTCAAATCCGTCACGACCACTTTGCCACCAGGGAGGAGCGTGTACTCAGGAATCAGACCTTGGCGAGTCACTTCAACGATGGCTTCCGCAGTCGCCTTTTGTTGCGTTTCAAGTTTGGCTTGATACTCCTCGGCCACTTCCGGCGACCTACGCTTGAATGCCTCGCGGTAAAGCGCCTGCGCCTCATCCATTTTCCCGGCTCTAGCCGCCTCTAGAATCGGCACCGCCTTCACTTCAATGATGCCCTGCTCTCCAAGCTTGTCACGACTACTGAGCAAGTTTTGCGCATCCTTGATGTCGCGATGTGTGGCAATGCCAGCGCCAAGAAGAATGAGCGGGATGCTGGCGATTGCCACCGTTCCGCGAGAGTTCTTCCATCGTTCCCATTCAGAAGCCATATCCAGCCCGGTATCTATGCCAACGGCCTCAAACACAGCCCGCGTGAACGGCATCGTCAAATCTTGAACGCCTTCTTGAGCTTGCTCAAAAACAAAGGTTGCCCCAAGCCTTGCGCCAGCATTTCGCCACGCCGCACTTGTGCCGCTTTTCAGCACGGCTGCGACACTTGGAAGTGTTCTCAAAAGGCCAATTCCAAAAGCATCAATCCCAGCTTCGCTAGCGGCAGACATTCTTGAAATCAACCGTGCTTCGGAAGGTTCAAGCGATGGATTCTCAAGCCTCAACTGATCGTAATTGGCTTCTGAATACAACTGCCAGGAAATCGGCAGGGTTTTGCCGCGCGTCAAGACGTTCACCGCTGCCATTGCGACGGTGCTTCCAATCGCGCCAGAGATCTCGCCAACGGGATCGGAGCTTTCTGCAATGGACCGCAACTCACGGGAAATCTGGTTTTTCTTAAACTCTCTTTTTTGAGCCGCTTCAATTAGCTTTTTTTCATCGGCATCAAGCTCGCGGTATTGCTTGGCAGTTTGATTTGCTTCATCAACATCCTCTCTTGTCACATCTGATGCCGCCGTTCCAAAGGTCGTCACTTTCCATTCTTTAATGAAATCTGCCGCTTTCTCGGCGCTGTCGATTTTTTCCATTGATGTGTAGGCAACACCAGAAGCGATAGGATGCCGAGCCTTTGCCGCATCCGTAATTAACGGCAGCGTTGGCATGTTCGACATGCTTTCAAGTTCCTCGTCTTTGGCAATCCCTCCAAACTTGCCAAAGTATCGACCGCCGCTTTCTCCGATTTCTTGGAAAAATCCCGTGATGGCGTTGATTGCAGCGCCAGCTCCGCCCATAGGGCCAGACTCACGAGCGCCGATGCCTTTCACTGCTTTCTCACCTCTTGCTTGAGCCATCATCGTTGCGGCTGTCAAAACGGCCTTTCGTTTTGCTCCCGGCAAATCCAGCAGAAGACCTTCAAAATCTTTTAGCGTTTCTTTGTCACCGTCTTTCGGCGATCCCTGCATGGTTCGCTGGTAAGCGTCAACAGCGTCGGATAGGCCGACGCCGGAAATGACTTCCCGTGCCTGCAAAAAGCCACGCGTGTACTCGGTGGAATCTGGCAGTCGATCGAGATTCTTGGCCTGCCATGCCTGGAGCGCCGGAATAACATCCTCGCCGCGAAGGGCTGCTTTTGCGCCTTCAAGAGAGGTGTTCTCGCGTTGCTCATCACGCTCGATCATCTTCCGCGCTTCCGCATAGAATTCCGCCGTGTCGATTTCCTTCTTGCTGAAACGCTGCGAGGCGTAATCATTCAACAAATAATCGTATCGCTCGGCAATCTCTAGCGGTTCTTTTTGTGGGTAGGCGCGAGCCAAAAGCGCCATGTTGGCGTGCTGCTGTTTGTCGAGAATCGGATTCGCTGAAAACGACGCTGGCTCATACTTGATAGCCTCCGGGTTTTTAAACATGGAGCGAAACTCAAGCTCACGGCTTTGTTTCTCCGCCTCTTGCGTCGGAAAATGTGGCAAGCCCTCGTCTTCCTGTTGCTGCTTGTAGCGGGTTAGGATGTCGAGCGCCGAATCCTTCTTTTTACCTTTTAAACTGTCGATGTTTTGGGCGAGAAGGAAGGCTTCTTGTTCAAGGATTTTTGGCATGGCGCTTTAGAATGTCGTCAAGTTTTATGGCGTCAATAGCCGGAATAGTGGTGCCAACGGGATTGACTCCTCCACGGGGAGCAACGGGGGGCAGCTTTGATGCAGACCGCAGCTTTGAAACGATGCGGTTATACTCCGCCAGCAAATCGTCAGGAGTCTTGCTAGGATTGGCGTCCTTGTAGGCTTCGAGCATTTGAACCGCCTGTACCTGCCGAGATAAAGCGGCGCGTTTGCCGTTCTCGTCGGCAATCTCGAATGCCTGATAACTGGAGCCGCGAGTCTCTTTTTTTTGCGTGCCCCACCATTTCTCGCGGGCTTTCGATTCGATGTAATCGGCAAACTTCGGTTCTGTTTTAAGACGTTCCTCGTTATCCTTTATCAAGTCAGCCTTGAAGGTGTCCACCTCCACACGAACAGCGGGAGGAAGTTCGACAGACAAATCGGAAAGCTTGCCCGTAGTTGGGCCGAAGTCGCCGTTTTTCATGTCATCGTCAGCAAATCGGAACACGTCGCCGAAAGCGCGGGTGAATGCGCCCTCTGTCTTGCCAGTTTTCTTTTCCAACCGCGCCAGCACTTCGGAACGCTGCGAGCTTTCCAGCCGCGAATCAATCTTCGAGAGGAAGATACTGTACTCCGGCGAATCCGTGGCGTGCTCAAAATTTGCCGCCTCGTTCATCATCGAGGAGAAAGTGAGCGGATCATTTTTGGGCGCGACCATCATGTCAGCAAGATCTGCTTTATCGCCATCGGTGAGGCGTTGGCCGTTTTCAATCATTGAAAGAACTTCACCTGGCTGGGCTTTGTTGCCTTTGATCTTGTCCGCAATGCCAAGAAACTCATCGCGACGCATCTCGTTTTTGCGTGAATTGCTAGCCCTTTCAAGTTGGATAAGTTGCGTTTGTGAAATCACGCCACGTTTGAAATCGTTTTGAGCCGATTCAAATCCATGATCCGGGTTTTGGTAAACCAGCGCTGACAAATCCTTCAAGCGATATTCGTTTTCGGCTTCAACGAGAATGTTGGCTTTTTCAGAATCCGACATATCCGGGTTTTGCTCCACGAATGAACGGACATCCTGCCACGTCGAAGCGGCATCTTTTTTGATCGTGTTGAGTTCTGTCTCTGCCTTACTTAGCCGAGATGCTTTTGATCGTTGAAGCGATTCATACTTGGCAAGCTCCGCTTCTTCTTTCGTCGCTATGCCCAGTTTCGCCATCTCATCGTAAGATGAAGAAACTTGGCCGTCGTTTCCATCGTCTTCAGCCTGCTTGATTCGGCGCTCCAACGCCGCTCCTGTACGCCTCACGCCTTGTTTAAAGGCATCGCCTTGAACGGAAATCGTCTGCCCGTCCGACCACCGGCCAAAAGAGCGGGACAGGCCAAGCCGGGCGCGATCCGTGATCTTCAGGCCATCGACAAACTTTTGCGTTTCGTTCTGCATCTCCTGCCAACGAGGAAGCCATTTAGATTCGTCTGCATTTGCAGGGTCCATCCGCCAAGTATTAAACTCCTGCGTTTTGGCACGCATGATGTTCTCGGCTTCAATAAGATTTCGAGTATCATTCAGTTCAGCATACTTCTCTTGAAGCTGGAGAGCCACGCCGCCGACCTGCCCGATGGCCTGCGCCATTTGAACGCCTTGCGTCGCGTTTCCGGCCTGCAACCGTGCGACGGCTTGAGGCTGAATTGACGCCGTTGGTGCGCTGGCGATGCGAGCAAGAGGAACGAGAGCCATGAGATTAAGTTAAGTTACGGCCAGCGGTGGCCCATTCGTTAGAAGTTTTAGCGGTTCGATTCTGGTTTCCGTAGGCCGAATAACCCGCGCTGGCAGCGGATGCCGCGCCGGATAACAGCGTTGCTCCCGCGTTAGGTGCGTTTGACAAGGCCATTGCCGCGCCACTTTGCCCGGCTGCAAGAGCAGTTGCTCGCTGTTGAGCTAGGTTTCGCTGCTCAACATCGCCGGACCATGCGAGGTTTGAGAGTTCGAGCTGATTTTGTACCTCGGTATCCGCCAGGATGTCCAGCGGAGTGCCTGCCATTTGGATGCCTTGGCCGGAAATGGCTGCTAGTTGAGACTGACCAAATCGGCGCTGCTCTGCGATCTTTTGCCGGGTAGCTGCTTTTTGCTGCTCTGCTGCCGTTTTTGCAGCGTCCGAAGCCGCGTCAGCTTGTGCTTGAGCGTTTAGCTGCGATTGCGTGGCCTGCTTCTTGGCGGCTGAAGTTTGAACGGAATAACTTGCGTAAGTGGAAGCCGCCGAAGCGAGGACGAAAGCGATATAAATCGCGTCATCCCAACCAAAGACGGCAAGAAATTGTAATGGAAAAAAGTTCATTATTTCGAGATTTCAGAGTTTAGAACGTATCCCAGCATGTTAAATGGAGTAGGGTCCGAATGCACAAAAGTCAATGAGATGGCGTCCACCCAATCGGCTTTTAAATGCTGGTCACGACGGCCTGAAAACACCGCTGTCGTATTGGGCGGATATTCGAGGCCGTAAAGCGTCCCGCTGCTTGTGCTCTTGTATTGCCCGCCGAGGCTTTTGTAGAGCAGGGTTTGCATTTGTTGAGCGTTAAACTTGTGCCCTTGTGCTGTTCCGTCTCGCAGGACGAACTCAAGCGGCATGGCTTGCAGTGTCGAAGAATACGGCAAGCCGACAAAAAGCGATGTCGCCGCCGCTGAGAGCGTGATGGCTCCACCGGAAATCGTCTTACTTTCGATGGTGTCGCCGTCCGCCCACACTTTGACGGCTTTCCCTTCGAGATGAGATAGGCCAGAAACAGCCGTTCCGCTCGCCATCGTGATTTTCTTGGCGCAGTCCAAGTAACAAAAATCGGTGGCCGTGCTGAAATCGTATTCTTGAGCAGTTGGATAAAACCGTTCAATATAGCGAACTGTTGACCCGTTCACGGTGCGGTTGACAATCATCCAGACTCGATCCGCATCGCCAGACCCGCGAACGACGGCAATGCTTTCAAACGTGCCGCTGGTAGTCCGCTGAAACCATGCGGTAATTTGATTTGCCCGCTGGTAAGAGAAACCGAGAAGCCGCCCGTCTGCGGTAACGGCCCATAGAATTGGGTCTGGTTCGCTTTGATAGGCAGTGGCGATAATGCCAGATTCCGTGATGTTTTCCGCCCGGAGCGTCATGTCTGGCGCTTCGTAAGCATCGGAGGTGAAAACGTAGGCAAACTCGAAAACCTTGCGCCCAGTAGGCGAAACCCAAAGAAGCGAATCGCGAGTTTGAACCGGCTGGATGTTTGAGCTTCCTGCCCGATTGCGCCGGATGGCCTGAACGTTGGAAGGTTTTAAAACTTCGGAGCCGTCGCCGCCGCCTTGAATTGTCCATTCTTCACCGCCCGTTCCGACAACAAGGCCTTGCTTGAAGCTGGCAATCCACTTCACGAGGTTTGATTCGTTCGAGTTGAGCACAAGGTCGAAGCCGTCACTGTCGCCTTCGCCGGTCGCAAAGTTGAAAAAATCGTCAACGACGCTGCCCCGAATCCGATTCGGTTCTTTTGCCGTGCCGCCAAACCAAATGCGCAGATTGTGAAGTCCGACCGCGCCAGGGTATCCGTTGTCTTCACTGAATGCGTGCGTGTAAAAAGACGAAGAGGCAACACCCAAAGCCTGAGCCGGTGCAATGGCCGTATAAGGCAAGCCAGAACGCACTTTAAGGACCGTTGAACTCGTGAGCGAAAGCACCGTGAACGGCAGTTTTACCTGTGCGTCGGATGCTTCCAATAAAACGGATGCGTATAGTTTTGGAGTAGTGCTCCAACCGGCCAGACGAAACCATGCGCCTTCGAGTGAAGCTGTATCTTCATAAAGGATCGTCCCTTGATATTCTCCTTTGATGTTCCATTCTTTGATGACTTCAAAGTTTACGCCGTCTAAAGACTGCTCAAGCCGGATGGCACAAATGGGCGCATTGTTGATTACCCACGAAGAAGAAACGGTGAATCCGCCTTGAATGAAAATCGCAGCCGTTGGAGCAATTGCCAAGCTGGAGCCTGTCGTATTAAGGTCAATAGACACACCGCGAGCCGAACTTGAACTACTAAACTGGTAAAGGGCAGGCTCAATAATGAAGCTGTCGCCCGCGTCGATGCCGGTGAAGATGCTGGCGTTACTTGCCGTGAGGTTGTATTCGATTTCTTCGCCGGTCGCGACTCGCCACTTTGCCGCCGCTAGATCCGTCGCAAACGTGCCGGAAGTGTGGGCGACGATGCAATAATAAGCCACACTGCTGTTGATTCGGATATTGCCAACGACATAGGCCGTCGAAGTTACCCAGGCAGAATGATCAAAAGCCAGCGTGACGGTGTAACCTGTTTCTTGTGAAAGCTCGTGCTCTTTCAGAGGCGGGAAGGTGTATTTCGCCACGCCGACGAGAAACGAGTAGGTGATGGCCGTGGTTGTCGCCGTGCTCCAAGCCGCGTTTCGGATAAAGTTCGAGGAAAGCGAATCAACCGGAATAGACTCGATGAGAAGCGGAGGCTTTGACGGATGAACTAGAACGAGGAGCCGGTTGATTTGCTGAAACTGAATTTCGTTCAACTGGCTTTCGGTGTAACTGTTCGGCCATTCGACAATGGAGCCGGTCAATGCGTGCCAATAGCCAGCCGCGAGAGCCGTCGCAAAGCTGGAATCTTTCGCGTTGTTGTTGCCAACTCGAAGGTAATTCGTGCCGCCGCTGGATGCGAAATCGCCTAGTAAGTAGGTAGTCGAAGTCGAATGCGCCGGAACGCTGTAATCGCTTTTGATTTGCAAATAAGCCGGTTCATCCTCGCGCCAAAAACGAATATAGCCTTCACCCACTTCAAGCAGATAGTTTTCCGTGCGTGAGATGCGAACCGGGAACAGTCGGCTCTTCTTTGCAGAGTTTTTTGTTGTGCCGATGTATTGAGTCCCAGGCGTTTTGAACGCTCCACCGTAAGGGCGAATGACGAAGTTTTCAAGCTGGAGGCAGCCACTTCGATACTGCTCAAAATCAACTCGCCCCTCCATGAGAGGGGTATTAATGCCGCCGTTGAAATTAACGTGAGTGTTCATCGCGTGGAAATGACGCCACGGCGGGCGCGAATAAGATCTGAATCGTAAACCGGCTGGAGTCTGCGACCTTTGCCAGAACGTGCGTCAGTGCGTCGTTTTTGAGGTGCAATAATGCCCTCAAACTGCCTGCGCATTTGCTCGCTCTTGTCGGTGCTCTTGATGATCTCCGAAGCGATATAGGAGGCGAGCAGGTAGGCGAATGCGTTGATGAAGTCCTGCGTCCACGTCGTCACAGTCGTGTGCTGGTAAACGTAGCGAAGCTCGACAATATCGGCGTCAGTGAGTAACAAGCCCTGCTCGATAGCGTAAGGCTGTGAATCTTCCTCGTTGCCTTCCTCGCCATTTACTCGAACCACACGTAGGCTGTCAGATGGAATCGTGTGCTGATAGTCCCAACCGGTCAAAGGAGCAAGGATCCACTCACCTGTTCCGCTGGTGTGCGTGCCGCTAAAAACAGAATCTTGCAGGTCGAAAGTGTGTTGGGTGATCCTTGTAATATACCAAGTACCATTTGCAGCCGGAACGCCTTGAACGTTCCGCATGTGGATTCTGTCACCCGTCTGCATTGAATGCGTGTTGTGCGTGACACGGATCAATCCCGAGCCGTTATCGGCTAACGCCACGCCAGAGAGCGCCGTCCAAGTCAAAGTGAGACGAGCCCGCTTCGTGGCAAAGTTCCACGGGTGAGAAGCCAGAGCCTCATCACGAGCCGGGACAAACCATCGGCGAACTGCTTCCGCCTGCGGGGTTGAATCCGCGTCGATGTCGGTCGCCGTATTGGCTGACACGAGAGACAGGGCGAGATTGCAAATTTCAGTCTTAGTCATGGGATCTCAAAGGAAAGCCCTCGCCGCCCCAACAAAGAAAGCGACGAGGGCCGGACAACTCCACCACCAAGCGGAGAATTATGCGAGGTCGTAAACAATCGTCCAGACCTGCGTGTGAGACACAGGGACGGTGGCAGTCGTCCAAGTAACAACGAGCCAAGCGTCTTGGTCGAGGTTTGCCGGGGTAAGAATACCAGCGCCAACGGTGCCAGCTTCGGTGAAGTTCTTGCGTCCAGCAGCATTGCCGAGAGCAAGGCCAGAACCAAAAACGTCATCGTCAATGGCCGCAGGCGTGGCAGCATCCGTAAAGGTGCCGATTTTGCCAGTGAGCGCATCGCCAGGGTCGCCGTAATCCACAGAGCAGAGCTGCGGAATCAGGCGAGCGCCAGCAGGCAGGCGAGCGAGAAACAGCGGGTCAGCCGTTGCAGCCGTGTATGCAGTGCGAGAGACTTGAAGAACCTTCAAGTTGCCGCCGTAGGAACGGAGGTTAGGAGCTTGCGACATGTCAGAAACAGCCGCGAGCTGGAGAGTACCGAAATCAGAAAAGACGTTAGCCATATTATTGAAGAGTGAGGATTGAAAAGAAGGTTAAGAGCGGGAGCCTTTCGACTCCCGCTCAAGTTTGGGTTACGGGCTTTCGTCCGTATAGATACGAACGACTTTTTCGTTCTGCGTGCGAACGGAGCCGCAGCGATAGACGCCGCGAATCTGTTTGCAGTGACGCTTGCTAGGCAGAATGTCCATGTGGACATTGCGGCCACCATCGGCGAACTTGATGCCGGACTTATGCCAGGCGAAGCAGGTGCGAACGTCGGTCGAGCTGTTGCGGGTGAGACGCTCGGAACGAATGAACTTGAAGCCGAGGAAGCGATCCACCTTGCCATCGACCAGAGCTTTCACGCTGGCGTAGTCTTCGGAGGTCATCTTGTCGATCAAGAGCATGTCCTGGAGCTGCTGCGCGGAATGCACGAAGTAGCGGTCGCCATCTTCGACTTCGGCAGCGTCCAACAGCTTTTTGGCGCGAGCAATCTTTGCAAGCGTCAGGCCGCTGTTAGCGGTGGAACCGCTGGCAACATAATCAACGGCAATCGAAAAATTGCTGTCGAAGGTATTGGAAGTGGTGCCGTTTTCGCCGATGTAGCGAGTAGCGTCAAAAGACTGGATGATAACATCGTCCTGCGTGCGATTGCTCGCAGCGGTCATGCTGGCGACTTCATCGGAATCAGGCAGGGCGATGGTGCCGAGCTGCATTTCATCATCTTCATCGAAGATGATAACTCGCTCGAATTTGCGGCGGTAGAGCCAGTAGCTGTCGCCAGTCGAATCGCCATCGGGCGTGTCGCCTTTGCGCTCGGTGACTTCGGACATAGAGCCGATGTCGAGCTGGTTGAACTTCCGGCGCTTGCCGGTGATTGTAGTCGGAGTGACAGCCGCGCTAAGGCGGGAGTCCATCTGTTGAGCGAGCATTTCCCAATTTTTGGAAAACTCGGTTTCGTAATATGTAGTAATCTGGTCAGACATGACGTGAAAGAGATTTGAAGATTGCGAGACTGGCGTTTCCGAGTCTTGAAACTGCCGGGTGATTTACCCTCTCGCGGGTGTCTCTTTCGAGGCCGCTGCTTGGCTCTCGCGGGTATCCCAATGAAGGGGCCGCTTTGACTCTGCCGTGATGAGGTTGAACTCATTGCAGAATGTCAAATGAGAAATTGAGGCTTGACGATTCGAGGTGAAGCGGCATTATCGCGGCCATCAAATAGGTTTGCTCTCTGGTAGGAGCGTCCGCCCCATCCGCGAGCAATCCGCAGGAAGCCGACTTTTCTACCAGGAAGTCGGCTTCTTTGTGTAGAAGTTTCCTGCGACAGTCTGGCAGCGTCCCTCAGTGGGCAACGTGGGCCAGTAGAAACATAATCGGCGCATGGTGGATGCAGTTCAGCCATGCAGAAGTCGCTAGGTTCACGCCTAGGGCTGCGCTGAAAGCATTTGAGTCGTGTTCTACTGAGACAGCCGAGCGACGAGTTTTCAGCGGTGCGAAAGCATCAAAGCGATGATCCTGATTCCCGACGAAACAGACAGCTTGCGGTTACCCTTTACCGGGACTGCTATGCTCCGAAGCCGTCAAGCCCTCTGAAACCTGACTTTGGAAGCACAAAAAAGCCGGAGCTTTTCGGCCCCGGCTTTTCGTAATGC